GTGCCTACACATAGCGTGGGGGGAACCCTCAATTTTTCCTCTGTTTTTTCACGACACGGGGACACGCGGTTTTTCCGAGAAAAAGAACCTCACCCGTATATATAGGGTAGAAACCTAAAAAGGTTTGTTAGCTCTCGTTTATCTTGGCTAGGCTGGATGCCCCCAGTGGACTGGCCCCCGATCTTTTGCTGTTGTTCCTATCCAGGCAGCTTAAGAAGGAAGACCCACCGATACGCCTCGTTTATTCCCTTGGTCGCTAACTACCGATGGGAGGGCTGGGTTATGGCCCCGTGAGCGAATACTACAATACTTGCCAAACAAAACACAAGCACCTAGACTCTAGTCCTACAGATATCTAAGGAGGGTGGAGAATGGAAGGCAATTTGGAGCAAGAACTTAGGTCTGGCGAGGCCAAGCTCTGGAGGAACCGAAAGAAAAAAGATCCGCAGAAGGATGCGAAGCTGCCAGACTTTACTGGCCGCATTAGATGGCACAACGGGACAGAGGCCTGGCTTAGTGCTTGGGAGAATACTTCTGGAGCTGGAAACAAGTGGTTGAAGTTGAATATTGGTGATTACATTACCCCACCAACCCAAAATGAGCATGATCATGCCAAGACCAATGCTTTCCAGCCCCAACCCTTGGATGTAGACAATGAGGTGCCGTTCTAGTGCCCAAGTCTCCCAGGATGGCCAGTCAGATCCCTAGCCTGAATGGCTGGGGTGGAGTTCGGGCGGTGAGGAATAAGCTCGGGCGTTCTGACACGCTGATACAGAACAGGGAAGCGGTGAGCTATACCCTGCTCTGCATGGCCAATACCAAGATCACAGACATTATGACCTGGGATGCTGCTGGCAATATCACGGTTAAGCCTGCGGATCAGATACCAGAACACGCCCTGCAGGCCATAAAGACGATTAAACAAAGGACAGATAAGGAGGGTAATTCTTATCTTGATATCGAGCTGTTCGACAAGGTGGGAGTGCTGCGGCTGTTGGCCAAGGCCTCTGGCCTACTGGATAACCCCGATAGCGATTCAGACAAGCCAAGTGTTATTGGTATCAATGTTCAAGCACCAGAGGCGGTTGAGGTGCATGAATAGGGCCGGCCAGCGGTGTCCTGATATCCATGTCGAATAACACTGGCAGTCGGGGCCGGGGTAAAACCGTTTTACCTCCCCCCTGGTGACCCGACACCCTTATGAAACATAAAGTCTCTGGAGTCCCTTACATGGTTGAATTAGATAAAAAGCCAGCATTGCCCAACTTTATCTCGGGCGTTGTCTTTGGTGCCCTGTTTGTTCTGGCGGCCCAGAGACTGTTTGCACCTGATCCTGAGTTGCCCACCATCCAGCGCACCCCTGCCAGCCAGATTGTTGAGGCCTATAAGCAGGGTGTCGAGGATGCTCTAAAGACCAACCCTGTCTCCTGGCGTTTGGAAGAGGCTTGCCTGGAAGTCTGGGCCAACAAGCAGCCGACACAATGAGCGCAGACAAAGAACAAGTGGGCGGTGACCATTACAAGACCATGGCAATGCAGCCATGGGAAGTCATGGAGTCGGTTCTGACGCATGAAGAGTTCATTGGCTTTCTAAAAGGCAACATCATCAAGTACGCCATGAGAAATGGCCGTAAAGACTCCGATGATGCTGGCAAGGCCAAGCACTACAAAAAGAAGCTAGAAGAAGTTTCCCACGGGATGCGGTTCCTTGAAGACTAAAGAGCAGTCCACCAAGACCATTGGCACAGGCCTGAATCTTGACTTTAGGACAAGTCCTGTCGTCTATAAGTTTCTGCAAAGCAATGCATTTGTCCGAGGTCTAATGGGGCCGGTAGGATCGGGTAAGTCTTATGCTTGCGCCGCAGAGATCATGCTCAGAGCTGTTAAGCAGAAACCCAGCCCCGTGGATGGCATCAAATACACCCGGTTCGCCATTGTGCGTAACAGCTACCCCATGCTGAAGACCACCACCATCAAGACCTGGCTGGATCTATTCCCCGAGGCCACCTTTGGCCCCATGCTCTGGACACCACCCATTACCCACCATATAAGGCTGCCTAGCCGTGGTGATGCAGCAGGCATTGATTGTGAGGTCATATTCCTGGCCCTAGACCAACCCAAGGATGTTAGAAAGCTACTTTCCCTGGAATTGACGGGTGCCTGGGTCAATGAGGCCCGAGAGCTGCCCAAAGCTGTCATTGATGGTCTTACCCACCGGGTTGGCCGCTACCCCACTAAGCGAGATGGCGGCGCTACCTGGCACGGGATCTGGATGGACACCAACCCCATGGACGATGACCATTGGTGGTTCCGCATGGCCGAGAAAGAGAAGATGTCTGGCGCTTACGCCTGGAAGTTTTTCAAGCAGCCAGGCGGGATGATCGAGGTGCCCCCCGATGAGCTGCCCGAGAATCCAGAAGCCAATGACCATGTCTTTTCTGCTGGCAAGTGGTGGCGGCTTAATGAGAAGGCCGAAAACATTGGCAACCTACCCGCAGGCTACTACCAGCAGATGTTGCTGGGCAAAAACCTCGACTGGATCAGATGCTATGCCGGCGGCACCTACACCTATGTGCAAGAGGGCAGGCCCGTCTGGCCAGAGTATGACGACAGCATGATGTCGGGTGATGTTGAGTTTGACCCTGCTTTGCCACTACAGGTAGGGGTTGACTTTGGATTGACTCCCGCGGCCATCATTGGCCAGCGCAAGCCCAATGGCCAGTGGCAAGTGCTGCATGAGATTGTGACCTTTGATATGGGCCTGGAGCGGTTTGGCCAACAGCTCCTAGCGGAATTAAACACCCGCTATCCAAAAGCCCAAGTACTGGTCTGGGGTGACCCAGCCGGTATGGCCAGAGATGCGATCTACGAGGTGACAGCGTTTGATCACCTCAGAACCCTGGGGCTACGGGCGCAGCCTACCCACAGCAATGACTTCAAGGTGAGGCGTGAAGCTGCGGCCATGCCCATGCAGCGACTGATTGCTGGCAAGCCTGGTCTTATTGTGAACAGAGAATGCAAGCTCCTCCGCAAGTCACTTGCCGGCGGTTATCATTTTAAGCGAGTTGCCGTAGGAGCGGGACAAGAACGCTTTAGGGATGCCCCGAATAAGAACGAGCATTCCCACTGTGGCGATGCTTTCGGATATCTCTTGCTGGGTGGTGGTGAGCATCGAAGGCTAACCAAGACCCCGATTGGAGCTGCTGGCCAGGTCATTATGCAGACCCAGGCGAAGACCGACTTTGATGTCTTTGCATAAATTAATCGACTTTGTCCCCGAGCATATTCCCCTTATTGGAGACCCTACCCCGGTCTCTATAGCGCATTGGCTAGCCGAAAACAGCCGGGCAAGCCTTACCGTTCTCCAAGAAGATAAGTGTCTAGCAGCCTTTGGCTTGTGCGCCCTGCATGAGACCGCAGCCCAGGCCTGGATGCTGGTAAGCCCTGAGTATCGGTACAGCCATGCAAAAACCATATTAAGAGCTGCCAAAGAAGAAATTGAGCGATGGCAGATATCTGAGGGTTTCAATCGAGTTCAAATAACGATAGAATTTGCCAATGCCGGTTTTGTTCGGTGGTCAAAGCTCTTGGGATTTCAGCTTGAAGGCTTAATGCGTTGCTATGGACAAGATGGGCAAGATCATTTTTTGATGGCCAGGATTCGATAGGAGATCATCTATGGCAGCGGCACTCCCATTTATTACAGCGACAGCAGCGGTGGCCAGCGTTGTCGTTGCAGACAAGGCCAGGAAAGAAGCCAAACGCGAAGCCGAGAAAGCGCAAGAGGCAGCCGCCGCAGAAGCCGAGGCTGCAAGGGTTGAGTTAGAAAAGCAGACCCGCGCACAAGAAGAGCAGGCAAGGATTGCCGCTGCTCGACTTGAAGAAGAGAAGAAACAGTATGAGGCCGAGCAGTCTAGGATTGCTCAAGAGAAAGCCACCTTTGAGGCTGAAAAAGCAGCACTAGAGAAAAAGACAGCGCAGACCGCAGCCGAACTAGAAGCACAGCGCAGAAAGATTGCAGAGCAAGAATCAGCTCGCATGACAGCGGTTCGCCGCGGTGGCCGGCGCACACTGTTATCAGAAGCTCGCCTGGTGCCAGAACTTGGCCTGGGTTCTGAAGAAGTCAAACTCGGTCAATCCCCAGTTCTATAAGGAATCGCACAATGGCTACGCAAGCAGAAAAAGTTATTCAGGCAGCCTATCAAAAGGCATTGGGCCGCACAGCAGACCCACAAGGTTTAAAGTTTTATACCGCTCAACTTGAGTCTGGCCAGAAAAATATTGGCCAAATTATGGCCGATCTTAGTTTTGCAAAAGATGCCGACTTAAGGGCACGGGTTGCTGACCCTGCCACCCGAAAAGAAACAACCGAGCAAATACTTAGCCAGCCGTTGACTGGTTATGCCCCAGGTGTTCCTGGCTCAAAAACCAAAGCCGACATTGCTCGAAGAAGGCAATACGGGATACAAACTTCTGCATATATTCCCAAACCAGGTGGGTATACGGGTGGTTCGCATAAGGTGGGTGGCGTTGAGCTTGTGCCTGGTGCGCCTGGTTATGATGAGGCAAAGGCTATGCCTATTGTCAAGAAGATGATTGCACCGTATGACAAATCAGTGCAGGCCTATCTTGAAGATATTGGCGAGCTTGATGAGGCAACTAAAGCGGGAATTGAGGCGGCGCAGGCGCAAGAAGCCAAATACACAAAATTACAAGACCTCGCAAAGTCTGGCCAAATCACTGGTTATCAAGCTGAAGCGGCAGCAATGGATATTCAGCGTGGCGTTGATCGGCCTGACTACCTGACTAAAGAAGTCCAAAAACCAGCAACAACTCCAGCCGAGCAAACGCAGGCCACATTAGATCGTTCAAGAGCTGCACTGGCAGAAGAAGAGCGCATGGCTGCAGAGCGAGCTGCTGCTAGGCAACGGGCAAGAATGCGCCGCGCTCGGCCATTGCTTTCTGAACAGCGGTTAGCGCCTGAACTTCAACTTTAATAGGGGTTGATCATGTACGACAGCAAGATGAAAAAGAAGGTATCCAAGGTCATGCGTGAGTACAAGTCTGGCAAGCTGGAATCTGGTTCTGGTGGCAAGGTTAAGAGTCGCAAGCAGGCCGTAGCCATTGCCATGTCTGAAGCGGGGTACAAGAAGAAATGAAAGAAAAAGAGGTTTGGGATAAAGACAGGCCAAAGGGTTTGGGTAAGCCCAAGCAGTTGTCGAAGATGCAGAAGGCAGCGGCAAAGGCGATGGCAAAGAAGGCAGGCCGCCCCTACCCCAACCTTGTTGACAATATGAGGGCTGCACAGAAGTGACCATTACAGTCACCAGGGAGTCGCTGACCACCGAGACCCGACACGCCTCGCCGAGCTTTGGCAAGCGTGATGGTACTCAGGTGCTGGTGGACTATTCCGAGCCATTGCCAATCATTGATATTAATCATTACCGCCTGCATGAGGGCAGGGCATTTATTGCTTATTACTTGCAGAATGGTGTATCACCACTGGCCGATAATGCCAGCATTAACATTGCCATTGCAGCCAATGCAGGCTATTACCCCCACCTAACGGTTAGCGCATTTTGTGGTGGTGATTCAACGCTGTTTATTTATGAGTCGGCAACCGCATCAGGCGGCACAGCATTTACGCCGATCAATCGCAACCGTAATAGCCTGACCACCAGCAATGTGGCCATGACGATCAACCCGACTGTGACTAGCACAGGCACCGAGTTGTTTGAAGAGTTTTTGCCTGGTGGTGTTAAGAAGAAAGCGGGTGGCGGTGGCGGTGATGCGCTTGAGTATGTGATCAAGCCATTAACGAATTATCTAATTCGCCTGACCAATATTTCTGGTTCGGCGCAAACGGCTGAAATTATGTTGGAGTGGTACGAATGAGTGAGCCAATCAAAGATCCCAAAGGTGGGCTGACTGCTGCTGGCCGTAAGTATTTCAAACGCAAGGAAGGGGCAAACCTCAAGCCTGGCGTTCAGGGAGCTGCTGACACTCCTGAGAAGATGAAAAGGAAGGGGTCTTTCCTTACGCGGTTTTACACAAATCCCAGCGGGCCTTTGACCAAAGACAATGGTGAGCCTACCCGCCTCGCACTGGCAGCAAGAGCCTGGGGGGAGTCAGCTCCCACAGATCGATCTGCTGCCGCTCGACTGGCCGCTAAAGGCCGCAACCTGTTGAAACGCTACGAGGCGAAAAAGAATGGATGAAATTTTAGACAAAGGCTATATGGGCAAACGCTTAAGCCCTGACGATATCGTGCGTAGGGCCGAGACTGCCCAGCGCCGAAAAGATCAATTTGAGGATCTGTACCGGGATGCCTATGAGTTTGCGCTTCCACAGCGCCAGCTCTACGGTTACTGGGAAGGCAATAGCCAGGGCCAGAAGAAGATGACCCGAGTCTTTGACTCCACGGCTATCACCTCAACGCAGCGTTTTGCCAACCGCTTGCAGTCTGGCATTTTCCCGCCACAGCGTAAGTGGTGCAGGCTTGAGCCTGGCACCGATATACCGCGAGACCGCATTGGCCAGACTCAGGCCATCCTCGATGCGTATAACGAAAAGATGTTCGCCGTGCTGAAGCAGTCCAACTTTGACATTGCCATTGGCGAGTTCTTGCTTGACCTGGCTGTTGGTACTGCTGGAATGCTTGTTCTGCCTGGCGATGATGTTGCTCCGATCAACTTTATCCCCGTGCCCATGTTCCTGATCTCCTATGAGGAAGGTGCTAATGGCCAGGTTGATAAGGTCTTCCGCAAGCTGCGGATGAAGGGCGAAGCAATTGTTCAGCAATGGCCAGATGCCAAGATGCCCATTGAGGTATCGCAGCGCATCGAGCAGAAGCCTACCGATGAGGTGGAGCTGCTAGAGGCCACCATTTATGATCCAGACCGTGGCGATTGGTGCTATCACATTCTTGATAAGGCAACGAAGCAAGAGTTGGTCTATCGCCGGTACAACGGCAACCCCTGGGTCATCTCACGTTATATGAAGGTGGCCGGTGAGATCTATGGCCGTGGCCCACTGCTGACAGCTCTGCCCGACATCAAGACGCTCAATAAGACTCTGGAGCTGTTGCTTAAGAATGCCAGCTTGGCTGTTGCCGGGGTCTATACCGCCGCCGATGACGGGGTGCTAAACCCACAGACCGTGAAGATCTTGCCGGGTGCGATTATTCCTGTGGCCAGGAATGGTGGCCCCCAAGGCGAGAGTCTGCGCCCATTGCCCCGCTCGGGTGACTTCAATGTCAGCCAGATTGTGATTAACGATCTGCGCCAAAACATTAAGCGTGTCTTACTTGATGAGTCTTTGCCACCTGACAACATGAGCGCCAGGTCAGCCACCGAGGTGGTGGAGCGCATGAAAGAGCTAGCCCAGAATCTGGGGTCAGCCTTTGGGCGCTTGATCAATGAGACCATGGTGCCGCTGGTGGGCAGAATTCTCCAGGTTATGGATGAGCGTGGGCTGATCGATATGCCTCTGCGGGTCAATGGCCTGGAGGTTAAGGTTGCGCCTGTTGCGCCGCTGGCCATGGCTCAAAACATGGAAGAAATTAATTCAATCATGCAGTTTATGCAGATCACTGCGGCCATGGGTAATGAGGGTCAGCTTGCTCTGAAGACGGGTGATGTCATTGACTTTATTGGTGACAAGCTCGGGGTGCCTGCATCTGTTCGGACAACTGCCGTGGAGAGGGCGTTCATTATCGAGCAGCAGCGCCAATTGATGATGCAAGACCAGGCCATGATGTCCATGGCTGGCCAGCAAGAAGCAGTCGCAGCAAACCAAGAAGCAGCAATCGCTCCGCAACAACCTATGGGGTAATCAATGCCAGGATGGGATGAAATAGAAGAAATGACCGGGGAGGGGAAACCCCATAGCAAGAATGACGATACAAACAAACTGATTCTCAGGGTATTCGCTACCGAGGATGGCCAGAGGTTGATGGCCTGGTGGCGTGAGAATCTGCTGGAGCAACCCGTTGCCGTGCCGGGAAGCAGCTCGGATTTTGCGTTCTACCGTGAAGGTCAGAACAGCGTGATCCGAGACTTAGAAGCGCGGATCAAAAGAGCGAGGAACTTATGAGCGAAGAGCAACAAGTCGAGCCTAGCGAACCCGCTGGCCTACTCGATACAGCAGCACCCGAGGAGGCTCAAGCGAGTTCTGAACCAGAGGCAATTGAACACCGATCAGCAGAGTCAATACCCGAGGATGAGCCACTGGAGCGCCCAGACTGGTGGCCTGAGAATTTCTGGCGCAAAGAGGAAAACGAACCAGATTTAGAGGCTATTGCCAAGTCTTGGACTGACATGAGGAAGATAGTCAGCCAAGGCAAGCATAAGGCACCGCCCGATGGGAACTATGACACCGCAGTCTTTGGTGCCAACTTTAACGATGATCCTTTGGCCCCAACCGTTCTAGACTGGGCTAAAGAGCATGGCATTAGCCAGATGGCCTTTGATGACTTGATTCAAAAGGTGCAGTCGGTAGCAGGCGAGCTGACACCCCAGGGGCCAAGCGTTGAAGAGGAAATGAAATACCTTGGGCCAAATGCATCAGCCAAGATCAATTCCATGGTCAATTGGGCCAGAGGCATGGTAAACAAGGGGATATTCTCCCCAGAGGATTTTGAGGAGTTTAAGGTTGCCGGTGGCACGGCCAAAGGCCTCAATATGTTGATGAAGCTGCGCTCCACCTATGAGGGCAAGATGCCGATTGAATCCCAGCCGGTTGAGGGTGGCGAGTCAGATGACGAGCTGCGAGCAATGATCAACGAGCAGTTTTACACTGACCCGGTCTATCGAGCCAAGGTTGAGAGAAAGTTTTACCAGCGTTACAAAGAATAATTTCTCCTCCCCCCTGCCTAGGGGTTTACCCGGCCTAGTGCCGGGTATTTTTTTGTCTTGCATTTTTAAATAGTCTTGTCCTATAATCGGGGCAAGGCTAATTCAGATATCCTATCTGAACCCTGACATGGTGGTAGACCACCGGCTGGCAACCTACTGCAAGCTCTAGGCCCGGGTGACCGGCTAACCGAATGCGAAAAGTTTATCTCTATCAACTTTTTGAAAGGCATTACAAATGGCTATCAATCTAAGCACAGCCTTTGTGACCCTGTTCGATGCCGAGGTTAAGCAGGCCTACCAAGCTGAAGCCATGCTCCGCGGCGCGATTCGGGTTCGTTCTGGCGTTGAAGGTTCTACCTATAAATTCCCTAAGATCGGCAAAGGTGTCGCACAAGTTCGCGTCCCCCAGACCGATGTTGCTCCGCTCAATGTTACCTATGGCCAGATCACTGTAACCCTGGCTGACTACATTGCTGCTGAGTATTCGGACATTTTCATGCAGCAGAAGGTCAACTTTGACGAGCGCCGTGAGCTTGTTCAGGTTGTTTCTAAGGCCATTGGCCGCCGTCAAGACCAGATTATCCTTGACGCTCTTTCTGCTTCCAGCACTTCATTGACCGTGTCCAATGACATTGGTGGTACTGACACCAACCTCAATGTGGCTAAGTTGCGTGAAGCCAAGCGTTTGCTTGATGCCAACAATGTCCCCATGGATGGTCGTCATATCATCATCCACGCTGATAGCCTGTCTTCGCTCTTAGGCGAGACCTCGGTAACCAGTGCAGACTTCAATACGGTTAAGGCTCTTGTGTCTGGTGAAGTGAATACCTTCCTTGGTTTCACCTTCCACACTATGGGTGACCGTGCTGAAGGTGGCTTGCCCATCGATGGTTCCAGTGACCGCACCCTCTACGCATTCCACAAGGATGCAATCGGTATGGCCGAGGGAATTGCACCTAAGACCGAGATCAACTATGTGCCCGAGAAGACTTCCTTCTTGGTTGCATCGATGTTCTCTGCTGGGTCTTCGGCCATTGATGACGAGGGTATTGTCAAAATCACTTGCCGTGAATCGTAAGGAGAACTGAAATGGCTTTTTCATCTACTGGTTGGACGGTCGTTTCGGCGGCAAAGCGGGGACAGGCTCCCTCGATCTATGCTTACAAGACGACTGACGCGATTGCTGATGTCAATACGGCAGGCTACTTCAACAACCTGTCTGACACGCTGCAAGTTGGCGATCTCATTTACTGCGTAACTTCTACCGGCAGCACCGCTGTCTGCACACTCACTCAAGTTCTTAGTAATGCGAGTGGTGTCGTGGATGTCGCAGATGGCACCACGCTTGCTGCAACTGACGGAGATTAATCGCAGTTTGTAGGACATGGCCAGCTTTCGGGGTTCTCGGAAGCTGGCCTTTATCACATTGAGGGGTTGTTATGGCAGCGGGTGATACCGGCGTTTCAATCTGTTCAGACGCACTAATTCTCTTGGGCGCAAAGCCCATTTCGTCATTTAATGACGGGACAGACGAGGCAAACGCTGCGGATCGGTTGTACCCAGATGTTAGGGATTCTTCCCTGATGATGTACCCATGGTCGTTTGCCTATAAGAAGCTCAAGCTCTCACGCTTGGTTACCGAGCCTGTCAGCGAGTGGGAATACGAATATCAATTGCCAGGTGATCGCCTGGGCAATCCAAGGGCAGTCTTTAAAAGCAATAACTCTAGAGAGCGCCCCATGAAAGAGTGGGAAATTCTCGGCGATAAGTTAATGACCAATGAGGAAGAGGTCTACATTGACTACCCTTACCAAACCCCAGAATTTGCAATGCCCCAGTATTTTGTGCAGTTGCTCAAGTACCAGATGGCCTGGCATCTTGC